AATACGGGCCTTACCGTACAAACCGGACGCCACACGCTCGGGAAATCATGCTTCGGCTGTCCGATAAGGATCCATGCAAGCGCGTGATAGCAAAGTGCGCCAGTCAGATGATGAAAACGCAGATAGCGCTTAACTGGCTCTGCTCCACTATTCACCAATCCCCATCTAATTTCCTTTGGCTGGTTCCTACCGGCAAGTTACACAAGCGTAGCGCAGGCCGGATCGATAAGACTTTTGCTGCTGTAGAGTCTGTTAAAACGCTCGTTGCTCCTCCTCACAGCCGCGATGCCATGAACAACATGGACACAAAGGAGTTTATAGGCGGAACTCTGTTTATCGCAACCGCGGGCGCCGCAGCAAACCTCTCTGAAGTGCCGGCACGTCGCGTCTATATCGACGAGGTAGACCGTACCGAAGCGAACGTGAACGGTGAAGGCGATCCTATCAAGCTGGCCGAGGCCCGGCAGACCACGTTCGAGCGGAACCGGAAGCTGTACTGTTCCTCATCCCCGACTATTGATGACGAATCAAAAATAGATGAACTGTACCGGCAAGGCACTCAGCGGGAAGCATTAGCAGAGTGCGTCCATTGCGGGCATATGCAGCCACTCGTCTTTGAAAAGCTCAGGATGTCAGAAGATGGCCAGAACGCACTTTATCCGTGCGAAGAGTGCGGCGGCGTCATGTACGAGTCGGACAAGACAAAGATGTTTGCCCGGGGAATGTGGACTGACGGCGTTCCCGGTGACGGCGAAACGGAATCTTTCACCATTTCTGCCATGTTCCTGCCTTACGGCTGGTTTCCATGGAAAGGCCTACTGAAAGAGTATTCCGCTGCAAAGGTGGCGCTAGAGCAGGGCGACGAGGCGCCAATGATTACCTTCTATAACACCCGGCTTGCGCGCTGCTGGGCTCGGGCGAAGGAGCAGACAAAGTACGATGAACTGATGGCCAGGGCAGAAGATTACCGGCTCGGCGTAGTCCCCGGGGGCGGGCTAAAGCTGACGGCGGCAGTCGACGTGCAAAACGACCGCCTCGAGCTCAAGGTTATCGCCTGGGGTGAGGGTATGGAATGCTGGGTTATCGACTATCAAATCATCCTGCAATCTCCCGCAGAGGACGCAACGTGGAAGCGCGCTGACGAGCTTTTATCCGTCAAATACCGTCACATGAGCGGCGTCGAACTGGGTATTTCGGCTACTTTCATTGACTCTGGGGGCTCTGCTACTCAGGAAGTCTACAACTTCACGGCAAAGCGCCGTAGTCGGCATATTTTCGCCATCAAAGGCTCATCCCTTCCAGATCGCCCCATTCTCGCCGCAAAGCCAAGCCTGAAAGATTACAACCGCAAGGGTGAGCTGATCAAAAAGGGCGTGCAGCTCTGGAATATCGGCACTGATACAGCAAAACACTACCTCGCCCGCCGCTGGAAATACGTTTCTGGGGCTGGCGCAGTGCATTTCTCATCTGATTTGCAGACGGATTACTACAAACAGTTGACCTCTGAATATCTCTCAACGACCTACAAGCGCGGAATGAAGGTCGTTTTCTGGGAAAAGAAGCAACAGGACAGGAATGAGGCGCTGGATTTGATGGTTTACAACCTCGCCGCCGCTCACTATCTCGGCTTGCACAAGTATAAGCCAGTCCACTGGAAGGCCTTACGGGAAAAGCTGCTCCCGGCGCCGCCGGTTGAAGAGGTAAAGCCTCCCGAGCCAGATCCAGTAGAGGAATTTGAACGTAAGACGCGGCCAGTAAGAAAAATCAGACGAGGATTTGTAAAAGGATGGCGATAAAAGACGAAAGTGACATTGTTAAGGACATTCTTGCGCGTGTCCAGCAGTTGATCGGGCCGCTCTTCTTTACCTACAGGGACGCCATAAATCTGGAGATCGCCATCAAGTCTGACTGGGGCGGGGATAAACCTAGCATCAATACAGCACGCGGGGCAAGGATTGAGCTAAGGGATCGCAACGTCATTGAATGCTGGGATTCGGGGATGCCAACAAAAGAGATAGAAAAGAAATTTCATATCAGTCATCGCATGGTTTATAGAATTCTTAAGAAATACGGTAGGTATTAGTAGTGACATAGTTGCCCTTACTTGTGTCATTGACAGTAATGCATTATTCGGTGCATGACCGTCGAAATCCCCACCATCGAGCCTACGCGGTTCCGCGCTGGCGATACCGTTTCGTGGACTAAATCCCTTTCTGGTTACCCCGCTACCGATAGCTGGGTTCTGCATTACCGGCTCTGGAATCAGAGCAATAAGTACGACATAGACGCGACTGCAGATGGTTCCGATCATCTTGTGGAAGTCTCTGCCGCCACTTCCGCCGCTTACAAGGCCGGAGATTACCAGTGGACATCCTGGGTAACTCTCGGATCTGAGCGTTACACCGTCTCGGCTGGACGTGTAACCATCCTGCCAGACATCGCAGCTATTACATCCCCCGGTTACGACTCGCGCACTACTGCAAAAAAGACCCTTGACGCTGTCGATGCCGCCATGCTGGCACATGGAGGCACCGCATGGGCGCAAGAGTACGAAATGGCAGGGCGGCGGATGCGGTTCAAGAATGTCGCGGATTTTCTCTCCTTTCGATCCCGTTTACAGGCCGAAGTCCGGCGCGAAGAGAACGCGGAGCGCATCCTGAACGGTGAAAGACCGCGTAACCGCGTGAACGTGAGGTTCTGATGGGATTGCTTAGCTGGTTTCGCAAGCCTAAACGTCAAGCTGTGCGCCGCTTCGAGGCGGCACAATATAACCGCCTGACTCACTCGTTTTTACAGGCTGCGCGGAGCATAAACAGCGAACTCCGCGGCGATCTGGACGCATTGCGGCGTCGTGCAAGGTATATCGCAAAGAATGAGCCAATGGCGAAGAAATACCTCGGGATGGTCTGTACCAATATCGTTGGCCATCAAGGGTTCGCCTTGCAATGCCGGTCAATGGAAGGGAAAACCGCTGACGGACTCGCTAATGCAGCCATTGAAGCAGCATGGAAGGAGTGGTCGAAGCCAAAAGTTTGCGATGTGTCGGGGAAGATGTCCTTCACTCATTTTTGTCGCGCTGTTATGCGCGGAGTTGCGCGGGACGGTGAAGCGATAGTCCGTATCCGGGAAGGCGCAGATAACCCTTACGGATACGCCCTCCAATTTCTTGATGTCGAGAGACTCGACACACTCATGAACCGCGAGGAGGGCAACGGTCAGAACGCAATAATCATGGGCGTGGAGATAAACAGCGACGGCAGGCCCGTTGCGTATCATCTCGTCTCGAAATTCAATGGCCGCGACATCACAGGCAAGAAAACAGAGCGCATTCCGGCTGAAGAGATTGTCCATCTTTTTGTTACAGACGATCCAGAGCAGATCAGGGGAGTCACGTGGATGCACGCCTCAATGCTGAGAATGCATCACTTAGGCGGGTATGAAGAGGCCGCAATCATAGCCTCTCGTGTCGGCGCCTCAAAAATGGGCTTCTTCACTACCCCAGACGGCGACGGTTCGTCGCTTTCTGATGGCGAAGATGAATCAGGCGTCCCATTCACGGAGGCCGATCCGGGCCAATTTGGTGTATTGCCTGAAGGCGTGGGGTTCACTCCCTTTAACCCAGACTATCCGCACGCGATGTACGACACATTCACCAAAGCCGCCAAGCGCGACATTGGCTCGGGCCTGAATGTGGCTTACCACTCACTGGCAAACGACTTGGAAGGGGTCAATTTTTCCAGCATACGCAGCGGCACCCTCGAGGAGCGCGACGAATGGATGATGGGGCAGAACTGGTTCATCGAGCAACTTTTAGAGCCGGTCTATGAAGGCTGGCTCAGAAATTCGCTGCTCAAGGGCGCGATAAAGATGGTCAACGGCTCAGCTTTGCCGGCTGCCAAGCTTCAAAAGTTCCGTGCACACGAGTTCATGGGCCGCCGCTGGCAATGGGTTGACCCTCTCAAGGACATTCAGGCGAACGTCGAGGCCCTCGATAACGGACTGGCAGACCCGTACACCTTGGCAAGCCAGCAAGGGCTTGATGCAGAGGATGTGTTGGACAGCATCTCAAGATTTCAGGCTGCGGCAAAGGCAAAGGGCGTGATTCTAGGCTCACAAAAGCCGCAAGCGCAGGCAGATCAGACGAATCAACAAGGAGACAATGTAAATGGCTAAATACGCACACGCCGACGTTTTGGACGGCGGTTTAAACGGCATCAAAACAGTCGCGACAAAGATGTTGCTGCTCAAGGCATACGCCGCCGCAGACAGCTACGCGACCGTGACCGGTAACGCTATTTGCACGGTTACGATGACCGGCACGGATTACACCTTATCAGGCGCAGACAATGCGCCGCGCGTTCTGACTGTGGCAGCCAAAAGCGGAACAGCTTCCGCTAATTCCGGCGCAAGTCCGAATCTGCACATTGCATTCACGGACGGCTCGGCAAAGGTGCTCTGGGTAACCGACGAAACCAGCGATCAGGTAGTGACCAGCGGCAATACAGTCAACTTTCCGAGCCTGACATATACCAGCGGGCAGCCGACTTAATCATGTGGGCGCGAGTTAAGGAGCAGTTATATCAGATCTTCATCTGGCTTGACCAGGGGGCAAACGTATTCCCGCTCATGGGTTCAGCAGACGAAACCATGTCCTCGCGGTGTTTTAGGATGAACCATATCCCTGCGTACCGGAGGTTGGAAAAGTTCATCAACTGGCTCTATTACCCATTGCAAGGCCCGGAGCATTGCCGCAACGCCTACATCAAGGAAGTTTACCGACGGCAGTATCCCGAAGGCTTCCTCGATAAAGCGGTCGCAATGGGGATTTTTCCGGAAGACCCGACGAAAACGGGAGATGAGATGGAGTTGCCCAAATGAGCGTACTGAGCGACGAGATAGATCAAGACCCGACAGGAAAGGGGTATGCAGCATTCCTGCCGGATCAGCCGGGTGCTGTGGTTGAGTTATTGAACGCCAAGACAGAGACAGTCACCGGAATTATTGACCGCACGAACTTGACAAAATGGGCGGCCAAGACGGGGATGAGGCTTATTGTCCAGCAAGAGGCCGATAACCAAGCTTCGCCCTTGTGCTCGTCCGCGTTGTCGATCATCGACGTGCTGCGGGGGTCTTCTGGCGGTATAGACCTCGCTGACCCAGATAATATAACGCTGCTGAACAACTGGGAGGCTTCTGGCAAACTGCCGACAGAGAGCAAGAATCTGATGATTGCCTTGGCAGCTAAAAAAGCCTCTCGCGCCGAAGTGCTTGGCCTGCCGTATATGACAGAAGAATTGCTGAGGAACCGCTGATGACGACATTCACACAAGCGCAGGGAACCCGTACAGCTGTTCTCACATTGAGCACGCTCGCGAGCGCTACCTATTTGGTGTCATCCGCTATTGATCTCGGCGCGGCCATCCCCTTAGACGAGACGATTGAGGTTGAGTGCACTCCTAGCACAACCACGACAGGTAACAAGCAGCTTATCCTTTTTGCGAAGCTATCGCTGGATAACACTAATTGGGGCAGCGGCCCGGAAAGCGGAACGACCACGACAAATGAACTCGATCTGCACTGGATCGGCACATTGCCCTGCAACGACAACTCGCAGCATCGGAAGATGTTCAGTCTGGCAGGATTGCCCATCACGCGCTATCTCAAGCTGGTTGTGAAAAATGATATGGGCGTTGCGCTCACATCTGGCAGCATTTCACGCGCCGACATAACCGGAGTCGGAACGTAATTGGCTGAAATCATCCTCCCGCGCCGGTTCAAGGCGCAGCCTCAATACGCTGCGCCACTCGATGCAAAGTGGAAAGGGAAAGTAAATTTTGTTTCCGTCACAGGGCTGCCCGGAGCACAAGATAGAGTAAGCAAGAAATTCCCGGTTAGCGCTGTTTTAAGGCAAGCGACGCCGAAAGGGCTGGCCTCTTACACCGGATCGGGAACAAACGGCCTCGTTTGGTCGGGGCTAACGCCTGTTAGCAATACTGGCAATGGCATGGCATTCCTGATGCTTGCTAATCCAGCAGCGTCAGGAACACAAGGACGAGCGTTATTTCTCGGTAATGAGGCGTCATCCTTTTTCAACCAATGCGACCTGATATTCAATTCCGACAAGACCGGCACAAGTAGCAGCGGAATCTTCGCGGTAACTGAATACGACAATTTCTTCGGCGCCAGTGCGCAGTCAATTGCGGGCCAAATGGATGGCAACTGGCATGTATTCATAGCCAATCGTCCAGCCGGGGACAGCACATGGGCTCTGTATCGGGATGGTATAAATGTAACCGATACAACCACATTTGGCACAGGCATCGCGATGACGGCAGGTGTGCGAGTTCACTGCGCCCCGGCCACTACAGCGGGATATACCGGCAACGCTGTACTGGCGGCAGTTCTCACATCTCTAAACCGAGGTGAGATCGCCGACCTCTCTGATAATCCGTGGATTCTATTCCAAGCCCCCGCCAGAAGGCTAGGGACGGCAAGCAGCGGTACCACCCTCGTCGGCGCTAACTCAACAGAGGCTAATACCAGTAGTACCGGGGCGATCACTCAGGCTCATGCGCTCACTGGGTCAAATTCTACCCAGGCCAACACGAGCTCATCGGGCGCAATAACTCAGACGCATGCTTTAACGGGAGCCAATAGCACTCAGGCAAATACTGCAAGCACGGCGGCGATCAGCCAATCCCACGTTCTCGCGGGCGCAAGCTCATCAGAAGCAAACACCGCCAGCGCTTCGGCTATTACGCAAACACACGTTCTTGTGGGCGCCAATAGCACACAAGGCAATGCCGCGAGTACCGGATCCATAGCGGGCGGGGCCAATCTCACCGCAGCATCGTGCGCTCAGGCAAACTCAACATCAACCGGCGCGATAGCCCAGACTCATGTTCTGGCGGCCGCCAACTCGGCTCAGGCAAATGCGGCATCGACCGGGGCCATATCGCAAGGGGCTGTAAATAATTTAGCTGCGGCTAATGCGACTCAGGCAAACACAGGCGGCACTGGTGCAATCACGCAAGCGCACGTTTTGGTGCATGCGCCAAGCGTCCAGGACAACATTGCGGCCGCCTCAGCAATTGTTCAGGCGCATATCTTGGCGGCTGCAAATAGCTCGCAAGGAAATGCGGCAAGTTCTGCAGCTCTTATCAGCGACACCATCTCCGCGCGCAGAACCTACACAGTGCCGGCTGAGAATAGGGAATATCGCGTCCCCGCGGAATCCCGAACCTACACGGTACCACTATGACTACATCCTTTATCAGCAACTCTGACGGCTGGCCGGTAATCGACAAAGATCCCGGCTCTGTTCTGGACTACACGGTTGACTGGACGGACTGGCTCGCCGATGTGTCGGACACGATCTCGACATCAAGCGTCACGGCTTCGGGGATCACGAAAGATAGCTCAAATAACACTACCGCAAAGGTCACCGCGTGGCTTTCCGGTGGGACTGCCGGACAAATGCCTTCTGCCACCTATCGGATAGTCACGACCGGCGGCAGGACTGACGAGAGAACAATCTATTTCAACATCAAGGAAAGATAGTGACATAGTTGCCCTTACTTATGTCATGCCCCATTTGGCACCATGGCAATCATGGAGCCAATCAAGACCCTCAAGCCGGGTACAAAGGCTGAACGAACTTTCCAGCTAGACCGCGCCGCTTTTAACGCGGAATCGCGCACCGTCGAACTCTCATTTTCCTCAGAAGAACCTTATGACCGGCATTGGGGCAGGGAGATCCTTGACCACAATCCGAAATCAATCCGGCTCGGCAGACTTCTATCTGGCGGGCCGCTCCTCGTAGACCACGACTCAACCGATATTGTTGGAGTTATCGAATTGGTACGTATCGACCCGGACTTGACTGGACGGGCCGTAGTGCGCTTTGGGAAAAGCGCTCGTGCTGAAGAGGTGTTCCAGGATGTGCAGGACGGCATACGCCGAAATGTGAGTGTTGGCTACGTAATCCACGATGCAGAAGAGGTCAAGACAAAGGATCAGTCCTTTCCTACCTTCCGCGTCACTGACTGGGAGCCCCTTGAAATCAGCCTCGTTTCTGTCCCTGCCGATGCAACGGTAGGAGTAGGGCGCTCGGCTGAGGAAAGCCCGGTCATTACAGAAAACCCAATTCAAATTAAGGAGCAAATAATGAGTGAAGCAACCATCTCGGCTGCCGACGTTGCCGCTGCCG